CTCAATCGAATCAAACTGTATGCGGGGTACGCAACGCATTAAAGCGTGTTAGCGATACCTGGTATGAAAAAACCATTCGTCGGCAGCCCACAAGGGATGCTGTCGTCGAACAGGTGTTGCAACAAATTGCCGGGGAACATTCTCCTATCAATCTACCAAAAAGTAGTATTGAGGATGTCGTCTCCACTTGGGAAGCTGAGTACTTAGCCTACCAACAAAAGGTTGCTTGCTACGAGAAGTGTCACCAGACTTGGGTTCTGGAGGATCCTGACACTCGTGGCAGTGCGCCGAAAAGACCCGACGATGTGCCATCCGTCGAGGCCCGCTTGTCGACAGCAAGCGAGAACGCAAAACAGGTGGTGGATGGAATCCTCACCTATTTGGCACTCCCCCATCATACAGGCTACTCTCCCTGCCTTAGTATGATGTTTTCAGGTAAACTCAACTGGGTTCCCCTGCTAGACCACTCCTACAGTGATCGGTTGCATCGTTTGCATCAAGGACCGACGCTGGATGGAAAGTTTAAGCTAGGAAACCTGGTTCCTGATCTCCGTTCCAGTCACCTTCTCGAATGCCTCCTGCCCATGTACACAACGCTTTTCGCTATGTACGTGGTTGGGAAGGCCGAGGCCTACCTCAAGCTTAAGCTTGCTTGCATGGAGGCTCATTCGAAGTCCCAAACCGAGTTCCCAACCATCCCTTCACCTTTCCGCCCGCGTGCGATGATGGCGAAGAACCTCTTCGGAGGCAAGATGGGAACCGGTCTTGGCGGCTGGGTGACGCGCGATCGCGCTCGATGCCAAGAATTCGTCTTCAACGTGAAGCGATCGGCACCCAAGGCTAGTGATGAGATGTTACTCGCTGAGGCCAGCAAAAGCTTCAAGATTCTCACTACGCCCCAGCAGGACAAGAGCTTCATAATTCCGACGGGTCCCTGGACCGGACACCGCTATGACCTTGAATCTGCATCAGAGGCTGTACGTCGAACTGCCCGTGAGATCTTCACTGGAAAGAAATTCGAACTCCTACAGCCATATATGTTGTCTTCTTCTCACTCTCACTACGATGGTGGCCCGCACGGTAGTCGGACCCGTGCATCCGGTGGCGCCCGTGGTCATTTGACGAAGACACAACCCCATGAGCAGGAGGTACTCCAAGCAATCGGAGACAAGATCCCCTGCCCCAATGGCGACTGGGACCGTCCCTACATCATCACGGAAATTCTCCGCTGCTCTGATGACGGTCTACTCCTTCGCCGCCTCTTCGACGTCCCTGAAGAGGAGATCCGTATCGCTCGCAGCAACGGACATTGGTACACTAGAGGTATCCAGCAGATCATCGCACAGAACTCTCTCTTGCGTGCCCCGCTGAGTGACGGCCTCCTTCCCGCAAAGATCGTGACACTAGCCGAGCCTCTGAAGATCCGCTCCATCACCTGTGGACCTTCCGCTGATTACTGGTGGGCCCTGTACATCCAGACATGGCTTCACTCGATCATGCGGAAGACTAAGACTTTTACCCTCATCGGTGGGACTGAGGAGGGTTCGCCCATCTCCCGGCAGACTGTCGAAGCACGATTCTTTCGAGCTTTGACCGAGGACAAGTTTTATGTCTCCGGAGACTACCAGGCGGCGACGAACCTGATCTCGGGCCGGCTCTCAGAAGTTGCTGCAGAGGAGATCTGCAAAGTGTGTGATTTCCCTCCTCATCTGGCGGCTCTCTTCTCCCGTGCCCTCACCGGACATCTTATCAGTGATGGTGCTGAAGAAGAGGCCCCCCAGGCGAATGGCCAACTGATGGGTAGCCCGGTTTCCTTTCCCATCCTATGCCTTATCAATGCTGCGCTCACCCGTGAGTCTCAGGAGTTGAGTGGCGATATCCCGCGTCCTACCACCCTTGATGATATGGAAATTCTTATCAATGGAGATGACGTTGCCTTCCCAACCACCTCGGATGGCTACTCAATGTGGAAACTCGTCACGGCTTGTGGCGGTCTCAATCCCTCCATCGGTAAGAACTACACTTCACCACACTTCCTAGTCATGAACTCCACGCTCTTCGAGCTCGGCCTGAAAGAACTTCCCCGACCAATGCGATCCTCCGGTTCCCGGTACTCGGACGGAGGATCCCGTCTTCCGAACAACAACTGCGGAAAATTCGTTGGTCCAGATCATACAGTTCTACGCCGAGATGTTCAGGAGCGACAGCTTTTTGTTACCAAGCACTGGTTCAACATGGACTTCCTCGGACCGGGTGGTATTGCGTATCATCGTACGACGAAGTGGGAAGGCGTGAAGGAGCAACTCAAGAACGCAGAGAAGAGGCAGGAGGACCTCAACCAACACCTGCGGATGGTCTTCAAGAAATCGCGTCACCACGGGACGCTTACCTGTATCCAGGACCTTTTCCAGGCGGAGAACTACCAAATCCTTCCCTCCCTCCAACAGAAGTGGCTAGGAGATTGCAAGGGTCCTCTCCGGCACCAGATGAATCTCGTCTTCCTGAGTACCTGGCGCGAGGTGCTCGAGTTGGGCTATCACGCCAAGATTGATCCGGTGAATCCGGGCCTCAAAGGTCAAGTCCCCTTTGTTATCGATTGGTTCCTACCTAACTCACTCGGTGGGTACGGTTTGGAGGAGACATCTGGGCAGGGTATCCGGGCCTCCTCTGTCTCTGCACGGAAACTGGCCAAGTACCTCATGACACATGATGAGGAGCGCCTCCCGTACCTACCGTGTCTCGGTCAGCAACCTCGCTTTGCCCTTGCGGTCACAGAGCGTTACCGAAAGGAGCTCGACACTCTGAAGGCCTCCTCCATCCAGGTCCCCAAGACAAGTCCCTGTCCCACTGGATACCGGGAGGAGTCCGATCTCGTCGCCCGTATTACCAACGAGGTTCTTATGGAAGCGAACAACAATGTATACGAGGGGATTGGAAAGCGTGGTGAGGGTGGTGACTTTGTGACCGATCGCGACGCCTCCATCTCCCTCGCGATCGGACTTGAGAAGTGCTACCGCACGCGCGCGCGCTATTGGCGTGGGAATCTGAAGAGAAGGTGGCAGTCCTGTCCCCCTCTCACTCAACGCGAGTTAGACTCCTGGATCCCTACACGTCGTGTCCTCCTCCTCGAACCGGCCGTTCGCCTCAAGGCCTTCCTCGGAACAGAGGAGGAGGCTTCCTTCCCTCTGACCACACTGGAGCACCGTTCTCTCGTGTGGGACACCACTGGCGTCATGTCCTCTGGTGACACTTTCCCGGCCAATCGGCGGTATGATCGTATCACCTTGGACCTCTGGAACCAGATGGATGACACCCCCATTCTCCCCTTCGGCTTCTCCGAGTACGTACCTGTATCTTGGACGGAGTTCGGGGCTCGCATGCGCCTTCGCGGTCGCGAGCTCGCCGAGGAAGAGGAGAGGAAGAACCGCCATATCGGTTCCATCGCCCGTGACTCTGGCGGTGATCTCTTCGGTGATTCTGAATTCGACTCCTTGTTAGAGGCGATGACAGTCCAGCAAATGTCCCATGGTAAGGTTCAACCTTGTGGGTCCGCTGATGCGACAGATTAGTCGTTAAAACCGGTAGAAATCCGTAGAAAACCCTCTTACCAGATCGGTTTGTGTTATTCGTTTGCGTCTGTGCCTGTACTAGGTTTACGGCGTGACAACGACTTCCACATTCATCGATCCTTAATACGACGTCGCTTTACGTCATA